CGAATGGATCGATAAGTTGAATGCGGCTCCCGGTACGATTACGACCACCGGGCAGATGATGGGCGATCCCACATCTTTCCCGGCCCTGATGCTAGTTTCACTCTGCGCAGCAGATGAAACGCTCAAGGCGTATCCTTACACTCCAAAGGAGCGTAAACGATACTACAGGGGCCTTAACCGTACCGATGCCAAACTGAGGGCGGTAGGCGATGATGCCTGCCTCCCGCGTTGGAACAGACTCCGACAACAGAGGTATTATTACCATCTGGAGGAGTTGTCCGCGACATTGTCGTGGCAAAAGTGCTTCAACCACCCTACAAGGGCTCTCATTGCGGAAATTCCGCTTGAGAGTGGGTTTGAAGTACCTTTCTGGCCAACGTCAGTTTTGGTGGCGCCTCCTGGTGGGTCAAAAGGGCACGTGACATGGGTTTCCCAGCCAAGTGCTTTTGGGGGTGATGACACCCGTCCCACCAGAAGAATCCCTAAGTTCTTTTGGAAGCTATCCCCGTATTATTATACCTGGATGCTTGCAAAGAGACTGGGATTGCCGCTCGGTGCTCCTGAGGCGTACGGAGGAATAGGCCTTCCTATTGCTCCGAAACGCTCAGACACCGACCACGTCAGGTGGCTTTCCTACCTGTCACAACGTCCAATGGACGAACTTGTGATTGGTTTAGGACTTTCCCCCCTTGGGCGCTCTGGACAGTCATTACTGGACAGTGCGGCCTCGGGTTGGGTAAGAGAGGTTCTAGCTGAGTCAGCCAATTGGCGGGCCCAGTCCTTAGAACTTCTAAGCGATCTGGCGTTATCCGATGATGCGCAGCTGCGTGTATCACTAAAAGAGGGATACAGACAAGCCGTCAGTCGGATTAGGTCCGTGGAGTTCTATTTTAGAGCTCCCCCGGAATCACTCGAACCGTCTGCTCCTTCTGTTAGAATGAGCAGCGAGCGTTTCCGGCGGAAAGTGTCGAAGACAGTCATCTTGGGATCCAAGATGGCGTACGAACGAACTGTCCGGGACCTGGAGAGGAAAACCAATATTTTCTTCTCCACATCGGGAGGATTCCTCCCCGACCCGTGGGCAAAGCCCTCGAGCACCTATGGGCTAGAGTGCTCGACAGAAGTCAAGATGCGATGGAAAGCACCTTGGCTCCTGGGGGTGGGGTAGGCGTCTCGGAGCTAAGCAACTCCAAAACTGCCAGAGGGTCCTAACACGTAAGTGTTAGGGGTCTGGTCCTGCCGGTAACGGTAGGTCGTCACCC